TGTATCAGTTGTAGTTTCACTACTTTGTTGTGTAGATGCCTCTGCTTTAGAGTTGAGGTAATTTGCTAACGATTTAGGAACGGTAACATTAACAGATTTCTTTTTACTAGAACCTCTCCCTACTTGAGTAGATCCTTTAGAGCTTATGTACTCCTTTAATTCTTTAGGTACTGATGATTCGTCTTCATATTTAAAAGTAGCGAAATCATTATTAGCAATATCCTCCTGAATTTGTTCTTGAGTTGGCTCTGTTATTTTCTCTTCTATAGCTTTTTCGGTTGTAGTTTCACCTTCTGAAGTTAAGAAAGTCTTGCCGTCTTGATCCACTTCTTCAGTAAAAGGAACTAACTCTTCTTCTCCTACAGGTTTTTCTTTCTTTAATTTTAATTCTAAATTTTTACTTTCTCCTTTAGATTCAGATGAAGAAGACTCTTTATTAGCCTCTATAAGCTCTTCTAATACTGTGACATTTTCTGTGTTTCCTAATCTTTCATAATAACCCTTAGTGTCCTGTAAGAAACTACCTAATTCTGCACCACCAGACATAGTTGTAGCCATGACTGCTGTAATAAGGAGCTTGTCTACAGCTTCGTCATAAGTCCTACCAAAAGTATTTTCAAATTGCTCCTTAGTAAAAAAACCTTGCTTAAATCCTTCATCTACAAAATTACCTGAATATTCTTCTGCTGTTCCTGCTGTTCCTGCCCCTAAAACTTTACCCATAAAAGACAGGAACTTACCTCCTTTTCCTTTTGTTATAGCTGAAACTAATTTCTCCCCAAGTTTACCTCCGTAATATTCACCTGCACCCATAGCAAGAGAACCACCTTCGGCAAATTCAAAAGCTATAGCCTGAGTAGTAGCCTCCATTGCCCGACCTATAAATTTAGCTAATTTAGGACTCTTTTGAAGGTATTTAATTTTTGATATATATTCTGGAATTTTAAGACCTGCTGCTGCGTTTTTAGTAACAAGAACATTAAAAGCTATCTCTGCCATCATAGGTAAAGAAGTACCTATAGCACCACCTAGTTTTTCTCTAAAATTTAACTTACTTCTATCGTATTGTTCTTCCGTAAGCTTAACTCCTGTTTCATTAGCAAGTTGAACAATAGTGTTAGCGTAATCCGTATCGGTTACAATCTCATCTCCCGTTACAGTTTCTGCTAAAGCCTCACCTCCTGCTACTAATATTTCACCTGCACCTTGTAAAATAGGGATTCCTTCTAACATTTTAAACCCTCTAGAAACAGCAGCAGGATTTTCATTCAATAACAAAGCTCTATTAAGAGCCATAAAGTTTTTTTCTGAAGTTTGTAAACCAGCATAAAGATTTTCAATTTTGTTTCTTTCGTTCTTTAAATTAGACTCTAATTTTTTAGCTAACTCTTCGCCTCCAACAGCATAAGCAGACATGATTTCTTCGTTATCTGTAGGACTAAAATACCCACTTTTACCAGCATCATACACAAACTTACTAGGTATTTCATCTTTACCTAAAGCTCTTTTAAGCTCTTTTTCTATACCTTTTATATTGTAATACTCTTCTTTATATTTATCTAAGAACTTTTCGTAATCTGTTTTTAAAACTTTAGAATATACTTTAGCTTTATCTGTAACTTCTTTTTTAACAGCACCATCTATTTGCCCTGTTTCTGGATTAATAAACTGCTTGTCTTGATTTTCTCTTAATTTAGATACTTTCTTACTAAGATCGAATTGTTCTAGTTTTTCTTCTGTTGTCTTGTTTTTATTTTGTTTTAATTCTGTTAATCTTAATATATCTTCCTTGTATTCTTTTTGTTGATCTTCATCTAACCGTAATCTATTTATTCCAAAATTATTAATATCTGACAACTCCTTAGAGTTAACCATTTCTAATACATCTTCATCTGTAAAGCTAGGGTCTGAATTTTCAATATCAGTAGCGTAATTTTCTATAGTTTGAATGCGTTGATCTGAGCCTATTTTTTTAAAAACTTCTCTTTTTTGGTTTTTTATAAAATCTTCTACATTATTAGAATTAGCAAAATTATATTCTCCTAAATCTAAATTGTCCGTATATTCTTCTTCATCTAATATAGTTAAATAATCAACACCTTTTAACTCTTTAGATTCTATCTGTTTTATATCTTCACTTAAACCTGTTTTGTATTCTGGAGATTTTTGAAAATCACTTATCTTTTTTTCTACCTTTTTTAGTTCTGGAGTTTTAGGAGTCCAAATATTTTCCTCAGGAGAAACATCTTGATCTACTGGTTTAAAACTATCTTTTTTTTGTTTATCAGATACAACCTTGCTAAAATCTTCAAGATCTTTTTGAGTAGGATTCTCTTTAAAAACTACATCACTAAAATCATCCTCCTTAGAAACCTCTTCATTAACCTCTTTCGATGGTGATTCGCCATCCGAAAAAGTTGAAGCAGTAGGTTCTTTTTTTTTTAAACCTAACAAAGAATTAAAATCTTCAATAGAAACACCTTCTTTCTCAAAACCAAGTTCTCCATAAGTTGTAGTCCTTAATTCTTCGTTATTTAGCAATAATTCTGAAAATTGACTTTCAGAAATTCCTTCTTTTTCCATTCCTGTTTCTAAGTACAGCTGATTAAGAAATTCTTCATTCATATTATGTCTTATTTATTTTGGGATTTTTTTAATAATTCTGCTGCTTTTTTAGCTGCTGATCCTTTAGTAGAACTAGTAGTAGAACTAGTTGGAATTTCTTTTCCTGTGAAATCAAAATAAGCTTGATCCCATCCTGAGTTTGGCTCTGCTTTATGTTTATTTATTAAATATTCTCTGGTGTCTTTCTTGTATTGTTTAAAATATTTTTTTTGTTCATCCGTTTTATATTTTTGCATTATACTGTCTTCAGCTTTGTAAAAAGGAAGTAAAAGTTCATCTTTATATTTATTTTGTACTTTAACATAAAAATTATGGCTGACACCATTTGGAGATTCTTTTTTAAACCTTTCAGTATCTATCTCTTCTTGACCTATTGGAAATCCAGAAATATCAACAGAACTGTTTTTTTCTGAAGTTTTGTAGCCTTTTGGATATGTTGGATAAATAGCAAATGATTGAATTATCCAAGTATCTGATGATTTAATTGACTTTCTTGAATCTTCAATGTTAAAAAATTCCCCTCTAGTTGCTAAACCTTTTATTTTTGTTGGTTTTCCATCTTTTGTCTCTTTAGAAGAATAAGCAGCATCTAAAGGAACAAAACCAGTCGGAAGATCTATTTTTAATTTTATATCATCTTTTAAAGCTTTTTGACCTATAAGCTTAATTGTTCCTGAATTATATGAAATTTTATTTTTGTTTTCAGGATTTTTAATAGCATCTACTCCGTATGGAGTATTAAGAGTGGTTTCAGTAACTTCATCATTAAAAGCCCAAGGATTTTCCTCGTCTTTACCTCCTGTGTTAATATTAAATACGTTGCCTTGTCTTTCTTGGATAGCCTTCTCTCCTGTTTTAGAAAATGCTTGTCCTTGTGCAAATAAATCTGTACCTGAATTTTTTATCCAACCTTGGACTTGATCTTCTCCGTATAATTTAGAGTACGATGCTGTTTTAGAATCTATAAGGGATCTAATATCCTGCTCATCAACACTAGATTTATTTATAAGCATATTTGTTCCAGAAATGTTTTGCTTGTTAAATCCTTTAAATCTTGGATCTAATTTAGCTATTGAGTTATTAAGGTCTGTTAAAAATTCTTCAGAATTAAAGTTCTGCCTTAAGGTAGGAACATTGAAATTACCAGGGTCTGAAGCAAAAGCAAGTTCTTCATCTTTACTACCTGAGTATATTTTAGTATCGTTTTTATTTATTATTGCCTTATTTGCTAGATGACCTTTTTGAGCAGCATTAGAACTAGCTGCAAATTGAGCCAATCCTGCCATCATACTATTAAATTTTGCTTTTTTAGCATAATCACCTTCCATTAAAGATCTATGATTATCTTGAGAAAAAGCAATAAGTTCTTCACGTTTTTTATTAAACAACCCTAAATCTCTATCCCACACAGGCATACTACCAATACTCTTCATCTCCTCCTGTTGAGCAGCCTTTTCTTTAAGGGCAAGATTAGCTTTATTCTTAAAGTATTCGCTTTTTACAGGAGCAAACACTTGTGCTTCTCCTTTTCCTATTCCTGTTGATACTCCTAATCCTGATGGTGTTGCCATTTTCTTATTCTAAATGTGTGACTATATTTTACTTATTAAGAAGTCCAGATGTTGTTGCTAAAAAATTTGGATTACCTGTTTTAGTGTAAGAACTATAAACACCTTGTGGGTCTCCAAAACCACCCGTTCCTTGGTAAAAATTTTGATTCTGAGGCATATAAGTGTTATAAGGACTCCCAGTCGCATAAGTGTTTGTTCCTAATAATAAATTCTGACCAATATACGGGTCAAGTTGGTTCTGAGTAGGATTATTTTTATTCTGACCGTATATGTCATTTAACAATCGTCTGTTTTGAGACATCTCAGCAGAAGAACCTAAAACAGTTCCTACATTTTGAAGACCTGCTCCCTTCATAGCTTCTGCTGCACCTAATTTAGCCATGTAAGGCTGTAAAACATTTATATCATATTCTCTATCCCTATAACCTGCTACGTTCTGCTGAACACCTTGTAAGTTATTTTGATTAGCTTGCCTCATGCTTGCATCTTGGGATGCTAAATCCATTAAAGATTTTTGCTCGTTTCTAAGAATGCCTTCTACACCAGAAATACCTGCCTTCCTGTCTTTTAAGGCATTAATACCTGATTGACTTGATTTTTGTAGCTCTTCCAAATACTGAGTTTTCATAGCTGCTGGCATACCCTCTAAGGCTCTTATCTGAGCATTAGTTAAAGAGTCTTCTATTACTTGAGGAGTTTTATAGTCCTGTCGCATAGCTTCAGCTTCTTTAGCTAACTTATTACCTTTATACATTTGGTAAATTCCTGCTCCTGCTTGAAGTGCTAATACTCCCCCTGTTATTGGATCAATCATATCTTTTTATTTAAAATAAAACAGACTAAAGAAACTATCAGCCCGTACACTAAAATATCTAAATTAAATCGAACTAACAAATAACTTGCAAAACCACTGTAAAGTCCGAAACATTGTGGGCAGGTAATCAACTCACCAAACCCTTTATTTCTATACGTTACCCACTCTCTAATAGTTTTGAAAATATTACTCCTAGTAACTATAAAAGTAAGCCCTACACCACTAGAAATTATTAATATTAAATCTATCATTTGTTACTTCTTTGACTTAATGCAAAGTTAATATTAGCTGAGAATATACGCTCTAAATCGTCAGTATCTTTTGTTAATTTAAACAAAATACTAACATCCCTCATGTCATCTCCATTTATTAACGGAAACTGAACATTAGGAGTATTCTCATCTTGCATTAAAGCTGCGTAATGTATATTTTCCTTAGCATCAAAAATCAAACCTTGACCTTGATCATCTTGAAAGTCTGACTCTATTAGTTGAGACTTCTGACCACTATCTGTTAAAATTTCTCTAGCCTCCCAAATTGTAGTAGACTCAACACCTAAAGAATTAAACACTTTATTATTGCTAGGTGCTTGGTTAAATACTACCCATAGTTCACTTGGGAATCTAACACCGTAGAAATTATTTCTTAAATTATTAGAATTGTGTAAGAAAGCCTTACCTTTTTTAAAGGAAAGAAAATCAATACCAACCCTACACATACACTCTGGTAAATAAGAATAAAAACTATCCCAATAACCTGTTCTCTCACTAAAAGCAACAGTCTCAGAAGGTATGGTTAAAATCTTTTGACGATCCATATCTATACTACCTGCTGAAGAATTAATAACATAAGTACCGTTAGATACATCTCTTATTATTTCAAACTGAGTAGGAACTCCATCGTCATTTTCTGAATAACCTATAACAAAAGAATATTGTAAACCATTTCTAGTTTCTGTTACTACTTCTGCCTGAGAAGAAACTAAAGCTAAATCTTGGGGAGAAAAACCTTTATCCCTAGAAATAGAACCGAAATTTAAAACGTATTCATCGTGGTTCTCATCAAAAACACCCCATATCTCTGGTATCTGATCAAAAGAAGAATAAAAATTACTCTTAGACTCAAAGTAAGAGTGCATCTGCTTATCTGAAATAGTAGTTAAACCATCATTAGATAATCTCAATACAGCTCCATTTCTTACATCAAAGAAATACCTTCTTCCTCCCTCTTCTGCAAAACTCTCTGGATTCATTGTACCATACTCTCCTTGATAAGGAACAGAAGGATTAGATAAAACACTCTCAGATACTCCAACCGTTCCCTTATCAAACTGATCATAAACAACATTCTCCTGTACTAAAATTTTACTAACCTTTAATTCTTGATAGCAATCTAATCTATTGTTTATAGAAAATAACTTTCTAATAGCTCCGTTGTTTCTGTCATAAGTCTCAAAAGAAGAAGAGTAAACAGTATTAAGACCGTTTATATTTGTCTCTGGTATAAATCTTTGAGTATAGTATATTGTAGTTGGTCTATGAGCTGAAGAAGCATCTTGATCCTCTAAAGCAGGTCTACCTATATCAGATACTGAAGATTCAAAAAAGTCTGAGAATCTTGATGAATCTATAGTATAGTTCTTTCTACCTGATGTTACAGGTATAGTTCTTCCTCTATAAAATGTGTCACCCGATCTAAAAGTACCCGTAGCAGGTTTAGTAGATAAAGCAAAAGGAGATTGATCATCAGCATTAACTAAACCTTTATGCGAATAATATTTTTTTCCATTTAAAATAGTTTCTTGAACCTCAAAACATTCTCCTATCTCATAATAAATATCTTCATCTAATTCTAACTTTGGACTATATATCTCAAATAAACAACCTTCACTTAACAAAGGAAGAGCATTTAACTTTTCCATTGTTAATATACCAGCAGCAAAAGAAGTTATCTTTATATCAAAATAATCTGTAAAAAGATTTCCATTAGAATCTTTAATAAACCTTATTCTATCACCTGGAGAATAATCATAAGACAAAACAGAATCAGGATGAGCTGAAATATAATCCGAAGATAAATTAGTTATATCTATAGCAATTTGAGTACCGTCATTAAAATTAGAAGAAACTCCTGCATCATCTAAATAACTTACATCTTTAGCTGCCCACTGTATATATCTATTAGAAAAAGTATTCTTAGTTCTAACCCATTGGTAATGCGTAGCCCAAGAAGGTGGAGCGTGCTTTATCTCCCACTCTACAAGAGGAGCACTATCTGGAAGAGCAACAGCAGGAGAACCTGTTTGTTCTGTATAAAAAGGAATTAATAAATTACTGCTTGAAGAAATGTTTACTTGACCTGACCTATTAGCCCTATCATAATAAAGTAATCCGTAATCATAAGAAGCTCCTCTTTTTAAATAAGAAGCTGAAGTGTTATTAAGTAAAGTAGCTAAAACATCTTGTAGAATTATAGGGGTAGTGTTGTTTTTGTTGTTTTTACCTATAAAGTCTGAAAAAGATAAAGTTTTTGGAACAAAATCAATTAAACAACTGCTAGATTTTGGATAAAAATAAATATCTCCAGACCTCGCTGTTTGACCACTTGAAACATTAGAGCTGTCAGTATAAACTACAAGATCTATCGAACCTGAAGAATCTGATTGCCCTACTTGACCACCTGTAACTACTACATACGAATCATTTACTCCTGCCCCTGACGGACTTAATAAATTAAATAAAATATGAGTTCTTGAATAGTCTGTTATGTTTTGCAACTGATTAGAGTAAACACCAATTTTACCAACACCATTAAATGCTAATACTGTTGGTGTTGGTGGAGATGCTGTGTCTGTTATATTGTATGACACAAATCCGTTATCTGAATAAACTCCAGATCTAATATCTGTCACTTGAAGAACAGGAGCTACAGATAAAGTTCCTCCGTTATTTCCGTAATAAAAGAAACCATTATGATCCGTTTTTACAAAATGAGGTGTTAAATCTGAAAGTATAGTTACTTCTGCTTTGTCTATTCTAGACTCTCCTAACAAAGTGTTAATAGTAGAACCTGACGGCAAAGAACCTTTAGTGTTAGGATCAACTAGGTATCCAGCTATAGACGAAGATTCTTCAAAAACGCTTGGATCTGTTAAGTCTTTAATTTCAATTTGAATATTACCAACTACCTGACCTCCTGATACTGTTATTGTTTTTTCAAAAACAAATTGTTGATCTATTCTATTTACAAAAGTTGATGTTTTTTGATAATCTCTAGTTCCAGAATCTAAATCTGCTTGTGTGGTAAAATTAGAAGCTACCCTTAAAACATAAGTACCATCTGGCACATTAGGAATAGACCAAGTAGAATAAGTTCTAGTACTAGGAAATGGACCGACAGATGAACCTTCAATTTCATCTCTAATTTTTCCTCTTTTACTGGAAGAACTTGAGTCGTAAACACCGTCCGATTGAATCTGAGGATTACCACCTCTAATCTGCTTTGATACTGAAAAATAATCAGTACCTGCCAGGTAAATAACAAAACCTCCTAATGGCAAATCCTGAGAATACTTATAAGGGTTTACTTCATAAGTCGTATCATTAAAACCACCAAAAACTATACCTGATCCTAAATCATGGATTGGCTGAAACTTTTGATAATTTCCACTCTCGTAACTATTCCTAATAGTAACCTCTCCTGAAATAGTATTAGTTTTAGTAGATACTTTTGGTTGATATTTAACATCTAAATTAACTTCTATTGGAACATTGTCATAGTTCTCTGTAATATCTCCATAAGCAATTCTATTACCTGCTATAAATTCTTGTGCTCCTGCTATCTGAGGAATACGATCAAATAAATTATCAGACTCTGCTTGGCTTACAATATCATACTTAGCATCATTATTAAATATATACTCATAATTCCCTGTAGTAGTATTAACAATGTAATCACCTATTGGTTGGTCTACTATCTTATAAAAACTAGATATATTGCTAAACCTAGCTGCTATTTCTATTCTCTCTACTAATTCTCCTCCTGGAGGTACTATTATACGAATTGTGTTACCTGAAGAATTTCCAGAACAACTGCTAATAGGTAAAATATTTACTGATATAGGAGAAAAAGCTGACTTCTCTTTATCGTCATATATATACCTAGCCTTTACTTGAACTATCTTATCTTCTAAGTAGTTTACCTTTTGATTAGCATCAACCTCGTAATGAGCTTCTATAGGACAAAGAGGTGGGTATTTTATAGCATCTATTATCTCTTTCTTTATAGGAAGTGTGTAACCCCCAGATTTAGCCTTCTGAATATTAATCTTACTTGGATTAATAGAAAGAGCTGACCAATAAAGAAGATCATTGTCATCATCAAACTCTACTACATTTATACCTGTTATTAAACCATCTTTACTAAAGCCTAAAACTTCAGCAATCATTACAGTAGAAATATGAGAAGAAACATGATTGTACTCATAAATACCATGATCCCCGTTCTCATTCCAAACAAAGAAATAGTTTAAATCTTTTTTCTTATACCAATAAGAACCTATAACCTTATTATCCCCTGCTGGAAGGTCTAAGTTAGGAATCAATGTGTTCCCTGAGATGTTTTCACCTGTTCCATTTCCATCAGAAACAGAAGAGCCAACTCTTACGTTTACATTCTTTCTCGTAAAACCTGGCTGGATGTATCTATCATCAGAATCTTGATCCATTCCAAATAAAAACTGTCTTTTCTCTATAGCCATGATTAAAATTTAGGAGATTGCTTATTCCCTTTTCTAAATGATTGAAGTATATCTTGAACACTCAAAGACTTGATCCTTGATCTTAACATTTTTTTATTTCTCTGGTAATGAAAATAATTACTCTGAACTTGAGACTGAGGAACACTAGGATTTTTAGAAGACATTTTCCATTCTATCCAAGATTTAACAGTCTCCAAAGCAAAAGGCTGAACAACAAAACTACCATTAGCTTTAGCTGGATCTCCTAAATATTCCAACTTTATTTTATCTCCACCTGTATAACCTGACAATTGTATCTGATTATATGTTGAATCTATTCTAAAATTACCCCATCTGTTTTGACCACCACCTGCTCCATAGAATCTACCTATGTTTTCTCCGTTTCTATAGTGAGTAGAGTAATATTCTTCTGAAGCTGAAACACCTGTTAAAGATGTAGAGCTATCTTTTTTAGTTGTTTTAAGTTGACCACAATCATCTAAAGACCTATTTAAACAAATGTTATTATTTCTACCTAACTCATGAAACATACCCGAAGAATCACAAAATCCTATTCTTACATAGTTAATATAATCATCTGGTAAATCAACCGTATCTGAAGCACTAACCGAAAGCTCGACAGAAACAGGAACTCCTGTTACATCTAAGTTTAATTCTCTTAAACAAGAAATACCAAATTGCAAAGCTTGAAAATACCTATGCTCTGGGTATTGATTCTCTATAAGATATTCTCTAACCGTTTGGTCTAGTGTCATGTTTGCCATTATTTTTTGTTGTTATTGTTAACCTCATCTATAGCTGTTTGCCCTTGTTGAGTGTATAATCTAACTACCATTTCTACCATATCAGCTTGAGCATCTACAGGTATATCAATGTTTTCAGGGTCTACCTCTCCTTGAACACCTCCAACTAATTTAATTAAAACAGATTTCATTTTATAACTAGTTGGCACATTTACAAAAATCATTGTCGTATTCTCTACAAAATAACCTTTTTTACCTTCTAAACTTCCAACTGCTAAACCATTAGACATAGCTAAAAAATTAGGATTTACAGGGATCATAGAGTTATACTCGTCCTCTACAGGAGAAACTTGATAAAGACCTATACCTAAAGGTAGATTTACATAGGTAGATGGTATCTCTGCAAAATGTCTCTTTCTGATTTTATCATACTGTACGTCCTCTGTAAAAGAATATATAAAAGAGCCATTTATGTATCTTGAGCCCTCTTGTCTGTTCTCGTAAAAACTCTGCTTAATATATCTTGTAAAAACTTGATCTACAAAAACTACAAGCTCCTCTTTTCTTACCTCTACATCTGGAGTTGCAGTACCACCATTTATAATTCTTTGTGCCTGCTCTGCTATTATATTTCTTGTATTTCTCATTTACCTATAAATTTTGAGCTTTTTGAGCTTCACTAAAACTAATTAATTCTTGATCTCTTATGTTTATACCAAATAAAGAAAGAGCAATCATAGCTATCTCATCTACTGCCTCGTCTGGAGCTTCCAAATCTACTGAAGTAGTAGGATCATAAACAGGTCTCCCATTTACTACGGTAAAATTCCATACTGGATCTATAGGCTTTCTTAAATAAGTAAACTCAACTCTTCCTACATTAGCAGGGTAAAACTGAAGGTAAGTATCAAAAAAAGCAGAAATAACATATTTCTTAGACTCTAATAAAGGAGCATAAATATCACTACCTGTAAAAGCTGCTCTTTCATTATCTCTAACTACATCTACAGGTTTTAGTTTAGTTATTGTTTTTCCTTTATAAGCTCTAGTGTAATTATAGTTTATACTAGATAAGTGTAGATAATCATTAGGTACAGATAAAGATCCATCTTTAGCTACTTGCATAACTTTATTCCTAACTAAAAGAAACCTTAAGTCATCTGTTATAGATTGATTGCTTTGCCAACCTCTACCATCTGTCATATCATCATAGGTTTTATAAACCCATTGCTGAAAAGCTCTTGGCATTAAAGAATTAAAGTCAGACGGAGTTAAATTTCCCGTCTGTGCTTTATTAGCTATTGTTTTCGCTATATAAGTATATACCTTATCTATATTCATTATACTATTAATTTAGTTGCCATTGAACCATAAACATTAACATCACTAGAACCTGCTCCTTGACCTGTTATTGTTATATCGTAAGAAGTGGTTGTTAGGTTTATAGAACCTACTTGAGCATAACCTGCTTCGCTAACACCTCCTGCTATATTCATAGAAACACCACACTTTGCAATAGTACCTGAACCTGCTGAGGTAATGTTTACATCTAAAGTAAAAGCAACTCCATTTGGAGTTAAAGTGTGAACATTCTGAGCTATTAAAGTACCACCTAAATAAACCTTTAAATTCTTAGTATTAACATTAGAAGCAAAGTTTCCAAAAGCATTTACAATTATAGAAGAATTATTAGAACTTAAAGTGTTAGCAGGAATTGTTATAGTTCTTAAAGTAGTCTCTGTTCCTGCTGCTGAACTTACTGTATTAGAATTACCATTTAGAACTATATCTGTGCTATTTGAAATCCATGACCTAACACCTGCCGATGTAGAAGAAAGTATCTGACCTGATGATGAAGGATTTCCTAAAGCATTCTCTTTTAACGCTAAATCAGTATTGTCTGCTAAATCTACTAACTGTGTATCTCTTATAAAAGAAACTATCCAATTTGTATTTGCAGAATCCCAAACACCTTTTGCTACTATATTTCCTTTTAACGCTTGTTCTGCTGTTAAAGCAACTCCCATTAATGTAATAGAGAAACCTGCTATTGTTACAGTACCATTGTAATCTATAATAAATGTGTCACCATCCACAAGACCTGGAGCTAAACCGTAAGAAACCGAACCTGTTAAAGTTCCTGTTCCTGTTAATGCTAAATATCCTTTACTTGTACCTGCTGTTAAAGTCGTTGTAGAGCCTCCTAAAGTTATTGCTTGAGTATTTACCCCTTGGACTGGTTCTGAGATCCCTGATGATCTTAAATTAGCCACAGATAAAACAATTCCTGGACTTCTAAAAGACTCAAACCAAGTTGGTGTTCCATCGTTAAAAAATTGAAGACAAATAACATTGTCTTTAGAGCCCGATGCAAAAGAACTATTATTAGCCAATTGAATGTTACCACCCTCTTGAACCGTTACAACTCTAGCAGCGTTTACACCTCTTATTATTAAGAGGTCTCCATCTGTAAAAATTCCAGCTTCAATATTCTCCAAAACATCTGCTGCTATAGAACCCTCTGTTTCTACTGAAAGAACTGTAATATTACCATCTCTTGAAGGAGAAATAACTCCTGAAGATATTGTAACACTTTCTTGAGTAAAAGGAGTAGATGCTGATTTTCTAAGAACACCAGTAGTAATATCTGTAGCTCCAACCAAACTTAAATCTGGTGCAGTAGGACTAGAGTTTAAATACATCTTATAACCAACCTGCTTATCTACTAAATCAGAAGTTCCAACACCACCATCTAAACTAGTAGTAGTTGCAGTTGTCGTACCTGAAACAGATATTGTACCTACAGAACCATTCAATAATCCTCCTTGAGCAGGATCTAAATAAACAACTACAGTACTTCCTGAAGCTGAAGCTGTGTATTCTGGTGTACTAACGTAAGCATTAATAGCATTAGCTAAGTTTGTAGCAGTATCTGAAGTTGTAGCTCCTGTTATTGCTGAAGAAGTATTAAAAACTGAAACTGAATTATAAGTTAAGTTAGTTATAGTTCCTCCTCCTGCCGTAACCACAACCGTAGCTATCGCTGATATATTAGAAGTAACAGGAGATGATATTAACATCATCTTTTCTGCTGCTGCTCTTCCTATAGGCTCATTTGCAAACTGTAAACCTGTTAGGTTTCCACTTGCATTAGTAAGGTAAATCTTACCCTGCCCTGAGCCTAGTTTTGATAATTCTGATTGAACTGACATTATTCGTATATTTTAATGTTAAAGTAAATTTTACTGTATAAGTTAATAAGACCTCCTTGGGTAACATTTCCATCTTTATCTAAAAGAGCAAAAGAAAAAGAACCTGAACTTTTACCCTTTAAGGTTGGAACTAAATAGTAACTAGAAAAACTAGTTCCTGTTGAATTAGAATCAAACAAAGGAACTCCTAATGGAGAAAACTCTTGAAAATAAGAACTTACATCCATTTTATAAGTGTTGTTAGCAGAAGATTGAAAACCACTTACAGTAATTTTAGGATTAAAACCTGATGTTCCTGTTGTACTATAAGAAATAGTTGGAGTTTGTAAATTACTAACACCTTGTATAACTTGATCTTTTATAGTAAAAGTTTTAACACCATTTACAATAGCCAACTCAACATTTAAACTCATAAACTCTACTGGAGCAACTGCTGGTGCTGGTGCTGGTATGCTTAAATCGTAAGCCGTATTACCTGAAGCTGTTGAAGATGTTATAGTAACACTACCATCTGTAGATACAACAGAACTTGTAGCTGTTGCAGCAGTTATACTGTTTAAAACAGCTTGAGATAAACCTAAAGTATATGTAGTTGTATTACCTACTGTACTTGGAGTTACAGTAACACCATTACCTGATGAGTTTACTACAGTTATATTAGCAGCTCCTAATCCTGTAATTGGTTGAGGTGTCGTGTCAGAACAAGAACAATCTGGAGTACACTGAGTAACCGTCATTATTTCTTGAACAATAGAATTAACCTCTTTATCATAACCACATTCAAAAGCTTGTCTTAGTGCTGATAAATGAGAAGTAGCTAGAATATATTTATTAAGTTCTTGATTTGCTAAAACATCATTAACACCTCTATAAGATAAATAACCTTTTAAAGTAGAATTTATACAACAAAAAACTTCACACAATCTTACGTCACAATCTACATCTAATTCTGAACTAGCTGATACAGTATCTATAACTGAAACACCATTGCCAAAATCATAAAAAGATTTAGTAATTACTTTAAATGATTGTGTTTGACTATAAAAAGTATTTGTACTTACAACTGGCTCATAACCTACAACAGGTGCAAGTGCTAAACTTGGTGGGTAGTAAATTGTGTTTGTCTTAGTGGAGATTTTACCATCCACTGTAGAGTTTGTTATACTAGCAACACCTATTTCAGTATTTATTCCTGTAGTTGATATTTTTACAGAAGTTACTGTGTAGTTTCCATTATGAACTGTAGATCCTATTATATTAAATGTGTCACCTACTAAAAACAATCCAGACTTCTCTCCTGCAATAGTAAAAGTGTTTGCTGTCGTATCTACTCCAGTTATAGTAAACTGATCTGAAGGAGTTGTAGATCCTGACAAATAGTTTGTAGCATCTGTTGATGTTAGCTCTGGAGATAAACAATCTACTGTAGGAGTTAAGATACCTGTTGGTGATACATATTGAAAGTTGTATCCAACCGTATAGGTAACAGTATCTGGTCCAGCAGTTGCTGTATATTTAAAAGAATAATTCCCCACCTCTGGACTCCCATTGGCTAGTAAAGGAATTAATATAGTAGTGCTATTAATCCTAGAAACACTACCTGTAATGTCAGGAGATCCACCCGTATAAACTATACCACTAGGAGCTGTAACTTCTATTACACCTGTAATATCTGCAAGCTGAACTCCTACTTGGGCTGAGTAATCTGTGACATCTGTAAAGACAAACTCTGGTGTTGTACCCAAAGAGTAAGCTACATTTAATTTTGTTGATATTAAAGACATCTTTTTATATAAATAACGTTATACCGATAAATATAGGTAAAAAAAAAGACACATCGAAATGCGTCTTTTTAATATTTATAAAAAAATTTGTTTTATTAGTCTTTTTTTGCTAGATCTTTCTCTGCTGCTTCAACCAATTCTTTTAATTGTTTGTTAACTTCTGGGTTCTGTCTTAGATAAAGAACAGCATCTCTACGACCTTTTACCTTACCTAAATTACCATGCTTAACCATTTTAAAGAAACCGAAAGCATTAGAAACAACTTTAACTTTAATACCTCTTCCAAATAAATCATTTTCTGGGTAATCTTCCCATTCTTTTGATTTAGCAGTTTTAGTACCATTATTGTCAACTAATTTACTAACCTCAGAAAAAGCTGACTTATACTCCTCTCTCAATAAAGAAAGCTCTACAAAATATTCTAAAGCATCTTTGTAAACAGGAGCTTCTACAATTACAGTTCTGTTACCTATCTCATTGTAAATAGCATTTGTTTGAGGATCAACAGAAATAATTTTTTTCTCTATAGCTTTTATTAAAACTAATTTAAGTTTTCTTTCATCTGATTTTAATTCTTTCTCAAATTTATCTGCATCTGCATCTATCTCTCTTAAAAACAACTGCTTAATTTCTGCAATTGAATTAACAGACTTGTCATAAGGAACACCAAGAGATAAAGCTAAACCTTCTGACTCTTCATCGCTCATGCTATAAATAATCATTTTTAGCTTAGTGTTTTTCTCACTCTTCTTTATTTCTTTGTCTGCTTGATAGTTAGAATCATTCGCTCTGAATAAAATAGATTTACCAGGCATTGCTGTTTCTTGATTCTTTTCGTTAAAGTTACAAAGCTCTAAGTACTCTAACTTAGTAGCTTCTCTTTCATTAACCACTAATGTACCATCTATTAAATGAATAGAGCCTCTTTTCATTTCTGCGAAATCTGATTGCTCATCTACAAAAATAGAAGTCTCACCTATTGAATATCTAATTTGTCTAATTCCTGTTATCTCTTCTCCATCTTCATCTTCCCAAGTCATATAAACTTCATCAACTTCTGGAATCTCTACTGAAGGTGGAAACTTTTTCCCTGTTGTATTTTCTCTTGTTAGTGTATATATTACACTTTTGAAATCTGTTACTGTTAAGCCTGCTGGGGCTTTTGCTAATTTTGCCATTGTAATTTAATTTTAATTAATTCTAAATATTACTTCATTGATTTTTTTCCTACGCACTTCCACTTTTTCCTGCTTAAAGAATTAGGAGAGTTCTTTTTTCGTGCTGAAGGATGTTTTTTAGCAATACCTGCACTTCTAGCACAGTACGCATCGCCTTTTTTAGTACCAGGACGTATTCTGTCTCCACCACTTTTAGCTTTTCCTGCCTGACCATAAGAAACTTTTTTAGTTCTGCCTGTTTTGCTATTCTTAACAACTTTAACAAATCTTTTTCCTTTAGCAGGAGTTTTAGAAGCCATAACACTTAATTTTATTGTTAATATTAAAAAGGGGAATGAATAAACACTCCCCTTTATTTTATTGATTCTTATTATTAAGATTTCTTAATATAAGCAAATCTGTTTCCTGCGAAACCTTCAAAACCACAATCAGCTTTGTAGAATACACTGAATTTATCAGTACCATCTACTTTAAACTTATCAACTACTTCTGATCTTGCTGATGAAGCTCCTGTTTCTGGATCTGCTAAGTAACGAAGTCTTAAAGACTGAACTTGAGAATTTGAACCTTTGTCAATTTTCTTATCCATTGGAATAACCATTCCTTCGTCTGGGTATCCGTAACCATCTGCACCTAAAGTCTGAAGATCATTGAATACATCAAAAGTCTTCTTGTCAAAAATATAGTTACCATACTTAAAAGAAGAAAATTGGAAGTTTCTAGAAGCATCAGAACCAAAGTCATAAGATCCGTACTGGATTTGACCATCGTTAGAATAATCTCCTAAAGTATCATCAATCTGCATAGATAAGTTAATACCACATGGCATTAAGTTCTTCTTAGAACCTTTTTGCTTGTCTAAAGTCTTAACTAAAGATTCAGCTTTTTGCTTATCCCATCCTGTTCCTACAGAGTAGTTACTTGTGTTACCTTGAGATAAAACGAAAGGAATTAAACCTTCTGTTAAAGCTAATGGAGTACCTGCTGTTGCAAAAGTATTACCTACAGTTGTGTTAGTTAATTTATCACCAACTAAAAGAGTAAGCTCTTTTGCAGTCATAAATCTCTTGTAAGTATCAGACTCACCTTTTAACTTAGCAACTCTTCCTTTCTCACCATTCTTACCTTTAAAGTCAATCCAAGTTACAATGTTCTTTTCAGTACCTGTAATCTCGTAAGTTTCCTTTATAGTTTGAAGGTTGTTAGTGTACTTAACAGTTCTTGAAATTCTAGCCTCTGGCTGTCCTGATCCTTCACCTGCTGCGTTACCGTATATTACGATTTCCGTACCTGCTGCTACCTGTGGAATAGCTTCACCTAAAATAATTGGAGTAGCTGAGAAAGTACCTGCTGCTTTATCAACTGCTGATACTATTGCTTTAACGTAAGTACCTGAAGAAGCTGTTCCTGTAAAAGGCTTAATCATAATTAAGTCATTATCCCTAGGGGTAACAAATTGTTTATTACCTGCTGCTATATAAGGAGAAGCAGCATTAGGAATAGATATTGTAGAAGCAGCTTGTAAAGTTAAAGCTTTTGCTGTGTTTGCTACACCTGCTGCTGCTGCTGCAACCTTAATTTTAGGATAAATTCTTTCTTCCTCGAAGTGATTGTACTCTAAAGATGAAACACCTTTTTCTGCACCAATCATCGTTAAGAATCCAGATAAGTTCTGGTCTCCATAACGCTCCGTTAATTCTGTATCGTACTCTGGTTTGTGTAAGTCCAAAGACGTAATAAAGTTATAATCTGTAGTGCTACCGAATGCACCACCTTGAAAAGCTAAAGCCATTTTTTTTGTTTTTTATAATTAATCATCTCTATATTTCGCAGCTATTTGCTGCATTGCCGACATACCTGAAGTGTCTGGAGCAGTTGATTTAGCATCGAAATTAGTGTTGTTGATCTTCTTCACTGCTGCCTCTTCTCCTGCATTTGACTGACTCTCTAGAGCTGCCTTGATAGCTTTATCAAATACTAAACCTTTTGCCAGAGTTTCTGACATAGATTTCATATCTAACTTACCATCATTCATGAAATTGGTGTAATAATTATTAACCCCTTTCATTTGACTTTCGACTGCCTGCTTGTCTTCTTTAGTTAATTCATACTTAAAGACATCTTTCTCTCCGATTTTAATGTCTAAATTGTTTAATGAACTAACCTGATTACTAACATCAGTTTCGTAAGCCTGTATTGCATCTTCTCTCATCTTCTCCTGAGCTTTTAAAGTCTCTTCTGAAACTTCCTCTTTTTTAGCTAACTCAGGGAGGGAAAACCTTTTATCCTGTTTTAACTCTGAAAGATAAGATTTTGATTCTCTTTCTAAACGTGCGAACTTGCTTAAATCTGAATTGTGTTTAATAAGCTCTCTATCATCTAAGTCATCTAAGTCTACATTCTTTAATTGATCGTAGTCATAAAGCTCATTCTCGATTTCTGCTCTTGTTAAACCCTGGTCTAATTCTAAAGCTTTCGCCATAGCTTGTCTACCAGTTAATTTTTCAACATCTAAAGTTTGAACACTCGCTATCTCTTTTATTTTATCCCAAGAAGTACCTGATTCTAGCAACTTATCTAACCTATCTCTAGATTCTTCAGAATACTTATCCTCGTATCTTTCTTGTTCTGATTTTGTTTTCAAAGAACTATAATGGTCATCGAAATCTTCCAACTTCCCATACTTCTCGCCCATTCTCTCTGCCCACATTTCCTCAAAAGAAGAAGCAGTAGGAGAATCTACCTTCTCTGTTTCTTCCGTTTCTTCCGTTTTTTCTGCTTTGTTCTCTTCAGAACTATCAACAGCTTCCTCAGAAGTAGGCTCTTCAGTTGCTGAAGCTTCCGTTTCTGCAACCTCTGGCTTGTCTACAGACTCTTCTTTTGAATCTGTTAAAACAATATCTTCGCCTGTTTGTGACGATAAAAAATCTTCTAATCCCATTATAATTTAATTTTAATTAATTCTAAATTTAATAAATTTTCTCTATTAATCAAGTTTTTCAGTGTTTTTTATACCTGAAAAGATTCTTGGTTGAGGAGCACCCTTGCCTTTAGAGTCATCTAAATTAGCATCTAATGCTGCACTTATCTGCTCCAACTTCTCATCTCCCTTAATCATCTCTACCTCTCCTTTAACCATTCCATTAACCTTAGCTAACTCCATCTCTCTAGCATACTTGTCTGCCTGCAACTGCATCGCTTGCTCATGCTCCATCTGTTTTAGTTGCATATCCAACTCCTTAAGCTGCATAGCCTGTTGACCTTGTGCCTGTGATTGAGCCTGTGTATTAGCTTCAGCAGCTTTTTGTGCTTGCTCTTGTTTGTCCTTACGGGTTTTCTTTAATAAATGTGTCGCTTTCTTTATATTAACTTTAGAAACATCTCTTATTTCCATAGCATCTTCCAATTCTATAGAACCTACACTTATAGCCCTTTCTATTAAACCTTCTAAATAAGCTCTCTCCTCAGAATCTGGAAGAGGTACAATATTAATACCTAACTCTGCAAAAGATAAATCCTTTACTATGTTAATAACATCAACTATTTCTTTCCCTAAAGCTAACTCAAAACCTTTTAAACCATCACCCATAGCTTTTAACTGAATCATAACTGCAATACCCTCAGAATTACGCTTGAAAATATTAAGATAAGACTCATTTAAAAATCTAGTAGCATTACGACTCATATTAACAGCCATCTTCTGTGCACCTGGTAAAGCCTTTGAAGAAGGTGTAGTACCATCTCTAGCCTCATTAATTCCAGTTATATGCCTTATCATCTCTAAATTGTGATTGTATATAGCTACGAAATTTAAAGCATTAGCAGATAAACCATTTGCTAACTCCCTAATAGGTTGAGTGTTGTAAGAACCACCAAACTCAGGAGACTCATTCCTGTAATAAATATTACCCGTTTGATCAAAAATCTCTACAATCTCCATAGGGTCTAAAAACTCCTCTCCCCTACCATGAAGAACATCCTCCAAAGCTGAAGCATCTACAGCAACCCCTGAAGGTCTAGCCTTAATCATTGCCTGCTGTAACTTTAAATATGATAATTCAATCTGATCATCGTGAGGAATCATACTCTCTACTATAGACTTATTAGTCATATCATAGATATTTGGAGCTACAATAGAATACCTACTGTAAACCTCATTAGAATAAGCTCCATTCCTCTTTGGTCTAGTCATATTCTCTGCTAAACCATAATTAGCAATATAATCAGTACCAACAACCCAAAGACCTTCATACATCACCTGGATGTTCTTACTGAAAACCTCCCTCTTGCTTTTTGAATATTTACTAGGCTTATAACCTGTACTCTTCTGATTTAAAAAATACTTGTTATCACTCTTGTATTTTTTCTCATAAGTAAGGTCGAAATTATTAGACCTAAACTCGAAATCAACAACAGTAATATAAAAATCATCAGAGCCGTAAGTACCATTCCAAGAACTATTATAATACCTGCCGTTTTCTTCACGTAAATTAAGATTATTTACAGCGTTTCGCTTACCAACCATCTTAGAAATATTAGCTATCTCCTCATCAGTAAACTGACCCTTTGTTAATTCAACAAACTCATTAAAGCCCATCTTAATAACCTCACCACTATAAGGAAGATCCCTCATATAAGGGTCTTTAGTGTAAGGTAAAATTAAATTAGCTGGATCTACATAACGCATTCGTATGTTCTTAGCCTCATCGAAATATCTACGAGTAGCACAAATCTTTATAACTATTAAATCCCTAATCAACCTCTCCTTAATCTCTGTGTCGTAATTATTGCTATTGTTTACAAACTTAATCGCAACCTCCATAGCCAACTCAACACTCTGCTTTAAAGTAGTCTCTATAAGAATATTAGCCTCCTCTATGTCTTTTGGAACAGGCTTGCTCTTATCAACTAAACCAAAACCAGTCATCTGCTCCATCTGATCAGAGAAATCCTTCATCAACATATTAGCATATATAGCAGCCTTCTCCTCCTCGTACTTCTTCATAGAGCCCTCATCCATAGCTTCTGCCTGAATCTCAAACTCCTGATTAATCATCTCACCAACAAGCAAATTAACAAACTTAGGAATAACAGAAACCGATTGAAAGTCTAAGTTCAAATAAGAAGAATCTCCATTTAAGTCCAATTGATCCTTAAACTTCTCTATGCTTGGCATACCCTCAGCATACTTTCGATTCTCTACAAATCTAGATATTCTATTGTAAATCGAGTAGTCCTCATTTATATACTTACCATACATCGCCTTAGCGAATGCTAAACCATAGCCCTTTTCTTTCTTAACCTCTGGGGTAGCCATCAAGTTAGGGAATGGATAATTTTTGCTTGTGTTGATAGAATTTCCGTTACTCATACTTGCTTAAAGAATTTATACTATATAAACAAATATATATAAAAAAAAAATTATTTTCTCCTTTTTCTGTAAGTCTTAATGAATTTCTTTTTTCCTCTAGGCTTTTTTTGAGGTCTATAACTCCTCGCTGCAAACAAACAAAGTGCTGCACCAACAAACTCATCATAGTCAGTCCACTTCTGAGGATTGAACTTTAACCAACACCTACACAAATCCTGAAAATAAACCTTACCCATGACATTTGTATTGTAATCCCTACCAACATTCTCATAAATATAAGACTCCGTAACAGATACAGCAGCCTCCCTAACTGCCTCACCACTCATAGGAATACCCTTCTCAGATTGTCGCTTCCTAGAATACTCAGTATGAGTTTCCATAGGTCTCTCCATTAAGTAAGAATCAAAACCATTGTTCTCAAACCACCTTATCAACCCTATCTTATTGTTCTCACACAATAACTGACAACCATAATAAACACTCTGCTTTGCCATATCCTCATAAAACATCTCAGGAGTCGCAGGTCTATTAACATACTCACAAACAAACATATTACTCCTATCTGAATCTAAAGGATCTAACTTGCGAAAAATATAACTAGCACCATTAGATTTCTTACCATCTGTAGTTATCTTATGGTCAAATGGATCACAACCAGAAACTATCGTAGTATAATTCCCTGGCTTCCTTTGTCTACCAGATAAAATCTTCTTATTCCTATCTTTAGGATGAGGTAACCAACACTGCTTCCAACGACCTGATTCCGTAGGCTGCCAAACAGCCTCAGTCTTCTCCTGATCTAACCAAACAAAATTTCCCGTAACAACTATACCATTAGTCTCAGAATTATAACTAACCTGATCATTCAACTTTATAACGTCAAAAGGACTCAACTTACCCTCCTCAATAAAAGCCTCATCAATAGTTAAAGGATACTTCCTCTTCTCACCTGCCAATGCAGAACCAGTTAATCCTAATCTCCTTTTGTTAATATAACTCCTAGAACCAAACTCTATAACCTTTCCATGGATACCCATAACAGGCTTCTCAGGATCTTCAACAACACTATAACCATACTCATCTACAAAACCCTCTAAACCAAAAAGAGCTGGCTTAAACCAACGAAGCAATCCTGTTGGAGTTGTATTCCTACCCTTAGAAATAGCCAAAGGTAAATTACTCTCATCCCACAACTTCTTAGCATTCGCTCCACCCTTCTCTTCCATCTCCTCTGCCGTAGTAGTATGAATAGACTTTCCTATAACAGTACTACCCTGAACCAAACACTCCTTAACAATCAACCACCTCTCATAAACATTCTCCTCTACAGTCTTACCAAATTCATCATCATAATAATACTTCATCTTATCACCATCATAATGAGTATCAGTAGCTGGACCATGATCTATCATAGAATTAAGAACAGTACGGTACTCCTTCTTAGCTCCCTTAGTACTCCTCTTTGCTGGCTCTGCAAAAACTAAAGAAGCCTTTGGAGCTGACTCACCAACATCTACAGGCTTTAAATATGCTGGCAACTTCTGCCAAGATAACATTAACTTCCTGAAAATCTTCTTAGCATCTGCACCAGTCTTACTCTGAATACCACCATTGGCATCATACTGTAAAGTAATGTTATTATACATAAGAGAACAAGCCCTACCCGTCTTACCATCCCTACGATTAGTAACAAGAATCCAACCTAAACTGTTCTCCAAAAACTTACAATGATTCTCTATGTAAAAAAAAGTGGAATCCGAATCCTTCCAATAAGGTACAATACCATCTATCCTCCAATGAGCTAAGTAAAAATAATGATCCCCTGTCAAATACTCTATGTTCCCATGATTGTAAAACCAATAACCCTCAGTCCTACGCTTAGTAATCTTCTTTAAATAAATAACCTGATCATCAAAGTCTAAAGCCTCAAACTCCTTTTGACTCAATATATCACTAGGGATCTTCCACCTCTGATTATTAATGTTCTGATTCCAACCTGCTATCTTTTTATAAGAAGGTGGCTCTGGCAAAGTAATAGTATATTCCAAAACACCACTTAACCTAATCTCTCGCTCCCTCTCAAATTCTGATGGTAACATTGCCGAAGGAGATAGCGTTTTGCGTTTCCTCATTTCCTCTCTGGCATAGCTGCCTCATAACTCGAAGCTACCTTCTTCTCATAAGTCCTACTCTCTAACTCCTTAATCTTCTCCCCTCCTACCTTCTCAAATAAATCACGAAGAGCAGAATTGTGATCCAACATCTTATCTGCAAACTTTAATCCCCTCTCTATCTGCTTGTCATCCTTATCGCCCAACTCACTACCATCAAACTTAATCTTAGCCAATAAAGCATTGCCCTGAGAAATGAAATTCTTTAAAGATAAATAAGACTCAGCCTCTATAGAACCGATCTCAAAACCCTTTAACTTATCCTCTAAGTAATCTACATACTTAGAAGCCTTACTGTCTGTAATCTTTGGTCTTTTCATTTTTATATTTTAAATGTGTGAATAATCACAACTAATTTTAACTAATACTAATATAAACAAAAAAAAAGAGTCTAGGCTCACTAAACCTAGACTCAAACTTAAAAACACACACCTATGGAAAAAAAATGTATAGAAAAATATTATAATGCGTTTATTAAACCAATGCGTTTATCAAAGTTTTAACCTGTGCTACCGTTGAACTTGATTCGTAAACATTTACAAATACTCCAAACTCATCTGAATAATAAACACTACTTCCTGTTGCAGTAGGAACTACACTTCTAACACCATAAGCGTTTAAGTTTACTGAACCTCCTGCCAGTAAAGGCAAAGAAAAAATAGTACCTGCTGCTGTTATAAAAACTGACATAGCGTTTGTACCACCTGAAAAATCAACAGCAGTTAAAGTTAAAGCTCCTGTCTTTGTTCCTACTACTGCGTTAGTATTAGCACCAGTACCTACAGATCCTGCTGCTTCAATAGTAACAACTGCCCCTGCTGCTGAAGCTGTGTAGTTTGGAACACTAGTATAATCATTTATCGCTACTGCTAAAGCAAAAGCTTGAGAAGTTAAATCTACTGGAGTTGCACCTACTATAGGAGAAGTAACATCAAAAATCTGAACACCATCAACTGTTAAAGCTGTTATGTTACCAATACCTCCTGATAAAGTAATACTACCACTAGAAGATACGTTAGTACCAACTAATTCTTTCAAACCTAATCCATTTACAGGAACTTTCACTGTAAAATCATCTTGAGTTCCTTCGACAGAAACAATTGTGTTAGACATAACTGCTACATCTGATGATGCTGCACTTTGATCTTCACCTTTTAATTTAAAGCTTACGCTTTTTACTGAGATTGCCATTGTATAAAATATTTTATAATAAAAAAAAAGTTAATTAACTACGCTAATATATTAAATAATTTTTGGAATGTCACACTTTATATGAAGTTCAGCATTCTCATAGTGAACAAAAGCACACTCATCCCCATTCTCATTCTCAACATATACAGTCCACCTTGATTGACCATTGAAAAAATAAGAATTAGTATCATGACGAATAGAACTGCACCTAGCCCTCCTACCATTACCTATACTATACTCCCTGCCAACCTGCCAAACAAAATCAGAATTTACTCCCTTGCCTCCTCCAGCAACTATAAGCTCTATAACATTTAAAATAGGCTGCCTGTCTATCGAATCAATCTTATCCATTATTTATTTTTTATTCCTGGTTTTTAAAAAAGCATTTACACTAGGGATAGACCTATTAAGACCTAAGTATGAAAAAGGTTTTTCATACTTGACATAATCATTAGGATTAGGCTCTTTGTCAAAAGTATAAACCGTACCTGTTTTTTTATTTCTATAAGGATAGAAACCAGATTTTATGTCTTTATCAATAGCCATATTAAAAGTAGGATGATTTTCTTTTTTTAATATCTCTCCTGTTCTTGGATTTCTACTAAAAGCATGATAATAACCATCTTTTTCTTTAGGCTGACTATAATCAAACTCCGAAGGACTACCCAAAGATTCCCAATAACCCCTTAAATTATACTCCTTCTCATTAGTGTATTTTAAATTATCTGGTAAAGTCTCCTTAAACTTAGAAAAAAGATCACCCGAAGTAGGTGAAACTTCTGAAGACGTTGCCTTTTTTTTATTCCTGGTTTTTAAAAAAGAATTTACACTAGGTCCAGTCTTTTTCCTGCCTAAGTACTCAAAACTTTCCATTGGAGTTCCTGACTTATAACCATCGGCAGCATAAGCCTTTGCTTCTGCATCCGTAGCAAACTCTTTATAATTTTTTGTTCTTAAAGCATGATCTACTGCTGCTCGACCTGTTCTATGTATAAGATTTCCATTCTCATCTTCTGCTATCTCAGGTGCAACATAATATTTACCTCCTGCCTCAAAAGAAAACATCTTATGAGTACTAGTACTACCATCTGGATTTACTATATACTTTGAAGGGTCTTGAATCCTTGACTCAAAATTAGTAACAGAATCAACTTTATCACTGGAAGGTTTTTTCCTCTTTTCTAAATAATCCTTTAAAAAAGAATCTACACCTACAGAAGGAACACCCAATTTACTTTTCTTCGCCATAAAGTGAAGATAATAAAAAAATAAATACCAATAATACTACACTTTTTTTTTATGTTTTTTTTATTTTTAACAAATGGACTACTTAGAAGATTACATAGAAATTGAAATTGCAACAGGACACATACCAGGTACAATACTTAAGGATGATTAATTGATAAACAATTAGGACACTTTAAATCATTATCCTGCAAAATTATCCAACAACTCTCGCAAAGCCTAACTCGCTTTAATCGAGAATAAACTCGTAACCTATCCTTAAAAGGTGAAATAACCCTTTCACAACCCCCTCCCATTATACGAAGACGATGACTATCCAAAAATAAACCCTCATCCAAAATAAATTCACAACTAGATAACATCATAATAAAACCCTTTTCTTCCTCCGTAAATAAGAAAACATACCAAAATAAAGCCTAACACCACACAATTCCCGACAAGTACTGACATGAGGAATACCCGAATAACTCATAAACTATGAAATTTAATAAAACTTAAAAAAAAATCTCTATCAGATAAACGAGATAAACAAAGATCACAATCACAATCACTAGAAAACTCTAAAATATCAGAAACCTCAACCTTAACAATACCACGATCCAAACAAACTAAACGAAACATAACAACCAAATCAATCACCCAACTTTCGCTTATTATACCTACGCAAAGATCGCTTCATGTCTGACCAAGAAACAACATAACCCGAAATAAAACCAAAAGACCAAATAAGTAACAAAAATAACCAAAACATATTATCCAATAAATAAATGAAAATAATACGCATAGATAAAATAAAAATATAAAAATAACAAAAACACTATCGCTTAACACATAAAGTTAACTCATATCCCAGGAATTGAGCATACATCTCAATATGACGTAAATTCATAGACTCTCTGCCCATCTCCTTGGCACAGAGCTTATTAGAGTCAATTCCTAAGTGCTTCGCAACGCTGCGTTGAGTCAACCCCTGCGACAATCGAACCTGCCTTAATATCATCGGTAAAGCCATATACTCCATGACGACTAAGGTACAACTAGTAATCCTAATTAGCCAAAAAAAATTTCAAAAATTTTATGTAAAAGTGA